GGTCGTGGTTTCTTAAGGTGACAGAAGCTTCGCGCGCATTAACTTTTTTAACTTCCGCACCCGAAGCCGTCCAGCTATCACCATCCCATGTGCGGTCCTGTTTGGTCGCATAGTAAAGCGGTGCGCCAAACCCTAAGTAGATTAAATATTCCGGACTGGTAACAGTGCCGGTGATGGCTGACGATACGGCAGCAGGTAACGAACGAGGCATTAGAGCTCTGGCACCTCAAAGTTAGCATTAACTTCGATATTTGCAGGGAGATTAAACGCCCAATTACCGAAGGTGTTAGCCGCTTGTAGTTGTGTTTCTGCGGCCTGTTGAATGGGCTCAACCACTTTCGAGAATTCAGCAACCATTCTATCGGTAGACTGATTGATCGCGCTTTGAATCGCACTACCCGTTGACCCCGGTACGTCCGTTCTGCGGTCGCTCTCGATAACGTCCAATGTTTTTTGTAATTGCGCCTCACCTGCGGCCTGTGAGTCTTCCAGGAAGTTAATAAAGCCCTGCCCAAGTTGCGTTTTCTGCTCGCCGTTTAACTGTCCATAAGCTGAATTAGTGAGCTGGTCGATCTCTTTCAGGGTTTCCATGATCCTGGCTGGATCGGTCATGGTCGATAATGATGATGCCAGCGTTTCAGCCTGTCCTTTGAAGTAATTAAACTTCGCCTCATTGGTGCCGAGCATGTCCAAGTGGATGCGCTCAATGGTATTATCAAAGATGCCTGCAATGCCTTGTAGTGCTTGCTGGACCTCTGCAATTAACGCTATCTCTGTGACATACCGTTGCTGTACTAATGCGGTGAGTTCGGCGTAATCTTCCGTTGAGTCGATAGTCGCCGCCAGATCAATAATGGCATCACCCTGATCACGCCACACCTCTTGTAATGTTTTGTTTTGATCTTCGTAGGCTTCTGTGAGCTGTTCCAGCGTGGTATGTGCGCCCTGAGCATTGTCAATGTAGGCTTGCATGATATCCTTGCCCTGCTCAAAGACCTGCTGAATTTCAACCAGCTGACCAAACTGATTGGTCATTTCTTCAGCCGTGCCATTTATTCCAGCTATGTAGGGCTGCAACTGCTCGTCAAACGATGATAAAGTAGCGTCAAGCCAGGCTTTAATAAATTTATCTGGCGCTTCTTTTAGCTGTTGTTCGGATATTTCATTGTATTCAGCGCTACCAAAGAAAAAGCCGTTATCATGTCCAGCTTCTGAATTCTTGCCTGCCAGTCCGACACCTGAAAGATCAATGGTGGCCCCGGTTAATGTCGCTAGCTCTGTTAACGCTGCGTCGATGGTAGCAAACTGATTCAGCATGTCGTTAACCGCTGCGACACCCTCTGAGCCTGTGCGTTTTGTGTACGCAGTAAGATTTAGTCCTGACGCGGCAGTTGTTTGGTTTTGTACGTGTTTGGTGGATGTGTTCCAGTTCGGGTTAGTTGATACGCCCAAAGCAACCCGTTTCTTGCCATCGCCGCCGAACAAAGCATCAAGCGCTCCCCCTAAAGCGCCCCCACCAAGCGCACCCAAAGGACCAAAAAGCAGGGTGCCGATAAGCGCGCCAGATGTTGCACCAATACTGGATTCAGCTTGCTTACCGAACAATGATTCTCCTAGCGATGTGCCAGCCATGCCGCCAAGAATGCCTGCCCCTGCGGTAATTCCTGCACCCGCCAGAAACCCTGCACCACCACTCAACCCCAAAGAGCCACCTAACTGAGCAATGCTCCCGGTAGAGCTTAGGATGGATTGCCCGATTGTGGATTCCAGTCCAAACAGATTAGCAAGCTGAACCGCTCCTGTTTGCAGTCCACCGCCTAGAAAGTTTGCACCACTCATAATGGTTCCAAGTGGGTCGCTGAACAATGATTTAGCGCCGGATAACAAGCTAATCCCACCAGATACAGATCCGCCGCTAGCCGCAGCCGTTCCCGCTCCCCCTAACCCAAAAGATGCGCCCAAGCTCAGCACAATCTTTTTAGTGGTCGCCTGGTGAATCAACTCAGCGATCATTTGCTTAAAGCTATCAATCAGGGTTTCCTTGAAATCATCGAAGGAATCGAGCCCCGACTTCCATAGATCAACAAAAGCGTCGTCTACACGCTCAATAGAGCGCGTTAAGATAGTGTCCATTGTTTTACTGAGTTCTTCCGTGCTCTCTTCTGCGGCCTTTAATGCGGCTTGTTCGTCGTAGTAAATACCCGCCAGCTCTTTGACCTTTTGAATTTGCTTTTCGGTCGCCCCAACTTCTAATTGACGTACCTGAATCGCAATATAACGTTCCCGCTCTGACATCCCAAGCATGTCGATCTCTTCTTGCATGGAGTCAATCAAGCCATCATTAGTCTTGATGTTTTTTTCTGTTTGCTCGGCGCGCTTTTCCAGGTATTCAATAAATTCATCCGATTGCTCGGCAAACTCTGCGGCAATTTTCTTACCTTCACCACGCAGCTTTTTGAGCGTCGCCATATACTCGTTGAACGACTCTTCCTTTTTGGCTTCGTCATTCAATGCTTTCAACTCAATTCTGAGCTGTTTAATGGTTCTTTCGAGTCCCGCTTTCTCAAAAGCATTACCCGTTTCCAGCAACCGTTCATTTAAAGAGTCAATTTCGCGCTGGATAGCTTTGGCAGGGTCAACATCGTCTGCCATCACTTCAAAAAATTCTGTTAAAGCGTTGGTGGCAGTAACTACTGCGCTAGTAAAGCCCGTGCTTCCTGCTAGCTTCGCGGTCGCCTTCCCTAATGCGTTCCCCAGCTTAGTCATCGACTGGCCGATGGTTTGATCCATGTCGCCAAACGCCTTATCGGTTTCATCACTCATAGCCAGCAGCGCTTTCAGCAGCAGTTCAGCGTTTAGTTTACCATCTGCGGCCAAGTCCCGAATATTGCCGCGTGTCACTTCAAAAGTGATCTCCCCTTGATCTTTCAACTTGGCAAAGCCACCAATTAACACATCGCTAACCCCCAGCAGATTTTCCATGACCGATTTCAGTTCATCGCCAGCCAGCTTGCCCGATGCGATACCTTGCGAAAACTGCACCAAGCCTGCCGCCGCTTCCTGAGAGGTCGCCCCACCCAATGCAACCGATTTGTTGAGCGTTTCAGTAACCCGAATCATCTCTTTTTGAGTAAACCCTAACGTTTCAGACGCTTTGGTGAGTCGAGTATAAGTGGTGACGGTGGCGTCATAGGATGCGCGGGTATTTTGCGCGGTATCAAAAAGGGCTTTTTCGACCGCCAACAACTGCTTTTCGCTGTCAGTAACGGTTTTTAGCTTATTGGTTAAATTGGTATAGGAGTCAGCATATTCGGCCACTTTGCGCGCTACCATCACCGCTGCGGTAGCAGAAACAGCGCGTTTAAGAAAACTCATTTGCTTGGTTGCGCGATTAGCGCCACCTGCCAAAAGATCCATCTTTACAGTAACTTTATCGCCCTCTTTCCCCATGCGCTCAAGCGACACCTCAACGCTGCGCGCTTCCCGCTTGGCCTGAGAGCCATCAATTTTAACGATCAGTCTGCTTTCGGACATTACTCAGCCATAGGCGGTCAATCGACCGCATTAAGTCAATAAAATAGTAGGTGTCGTACAAGGGGTAATAGGTTAGATACCGCTCAATATCTGACAAGGTAAGCGGTTGAGGGCCACTAAAGCCTTCTGCGCGCTCTGCACTTAGAGCGACAAACTGCTCAAGGGATCGACCTTCATAAGCGGTGAGCAGTGGGCGACTAAGGAGCGCTTTAGGCGTGTAATCTTCCGTGACTTGCGCCTCAAACAACTCCTCATCTTCGCCAAACTTCTGCCGCCAGGCTAGGAACTCCGAGACTTTTTTGCAGTCGTTTCGACATCTTCATTGCGGAAGTTTTCCTGCTCAACCGCTACTTCGAAAACAAATTCTCTAACATCTGGATTATGCCGCAAGACAAGATAAGCATTGTCTGTGTTAAATTCCAGCTCGCCGCCTTCATCCTCGACACCCTTCCAGCCTTTTAAAAGCCCTTCTGCCATTGCCCGGCAATGCACTTCAAGACCTTTTTCAGTGGAAAGCTTGTTGCGCGCTATCTGTTTGCGGTAAGGCGCTTCTGCCTTGTCCACCGCTTTTAGATAAGTCGTGTTGCCTGATCGCGCAACTTTAAAAGCGACACCATCGCTATAGTTTTTCCAGATACCTTCAACATCCGCCGGATTTTGAGAGACTGCAAATTTCATATGATTAAGCCCTTGTGATTTTCAAAGCTGTGTCGGTTGCGTCATACAGCGCTGTAAAATTCAGCGTTTGCATAACATCAGTGTCCAGTCCTTCAACCGAAGGATTGCCATCGTTAAATTTTAAGACTGGGATGTAATAAGTGTGCGAATTAGTGCCATCCGAAACCGTCCATTCCAATGATGCGGACGTGTTATTAATCAGCTTCTGGTACAGCGAAATTTCATCGAAATAGCACTGTATGGATCCTGTCACCAGCGAAGAGCCGTAAGATTGGTTTTGCGGTCCAGCGCTACCAATGCCTTCAATGGGTCGTAGATTATTATTCACACTCAAAGAGATTGCTTTCATAATGATCGACGTTGAAGACCCGTCGATTTTAAGCCCGGAAATATCAGAACTGCCGTTTAAAATATCAGTAGAGGTTTTGGCTGTGGTTGATCCAGCGCCCACCAGCGAAGTGGTAGACTCTAGGCGCTGCTTGCCGGAAAAACTAAACCCGCCGGTCACTTTGTCGCCCCAGGGGAAATTTAGATTGACCCCGCCAACCCGCATCCCTTTAAATTGCAGGTACTGCGCGACAGTCCAGTCTTCAAACCCCATTTCCAAGCTGAATGATCTTTCAGTGGTGCCGATTTTTAATACATCAGTGGTCCAAGACCCACACAAGGCCGCTTCCAGCCATTCGTCATACGTATCTGCCGACAGCTCAACACCCACATCGCCGCCAACGCTCTCACCAACCACCAACAAATCCTGATACTGTCGATCTGAGCGGATCTCGTTAGATGTTTGTGTGTTTGGGCTACCTGCCAAATTGACAGAGGTATAGCGCATATCCTGCCAGGTGCCAGACCCCGGTGTAGTGCCGTAAGTGCTCTCGGCAATGCTTTTGATTGAAACGCGATTTGCTTCAGACATTTCGTATTCTCCTGAACGGAATTGTTAAATTGGTTTGGTGCCATCCGTCCAGGACTCCGACCGGGACAATTGAGGCTGAATAAGTCACGACGCCACTAAAGCGCTTGTGCTCAAAAATAGAATTAAATGAATCGATTAACTGTCGGCTTTTCTTGGTGCCGCTGTTCTGCGGAACAAATATCTGCAACGAAACCAGCCCGGTATCACGGGTTTTGTAATTACCACTCGTGATACCGCCCTCTGAAGTTCTGCTTTCGCCATTAATGACGGTAAAGCGCACCCATTTAGCGGAAGAGCTGGGAGAAGGAGGGCTGAATGCAATGTTTTCATAGGCAACATCGCTATCAGACCAGTTATCCGCCATGCGTTGCTCTAGCGTTTCTCTCAGTGCGTCAAAAGACATCGGCTGCCTCGTTGATGGCCTGCTCAACAAAATGCGCTGGCGCTTGTTTGGAATGCCCGTTATTCAGCGCCTCGATATAAGGCAGATTATTCGCGATAAAAAGCACTGGAAACTTAGGCGCAGCAGAAAAAACCTGAACCGCCTCGGCTATTGGATTTAAACTGGCAAAATCACCAGTTTCAACGCGAGCAGATGCCGCGCCAATAGAAGGGAACCAGTTGTTTTGGGCTCGGCCAGTGTCTACGGGCGTTTTTGTTACAAGTCGCTGATCCATATCGATAGCGATCTTTGCTGTAAAATCCCTGTGATCCCGCTCAACTTCATCAGCAAACAACTCAGGCCGTTTGGTCCAGCTCATTTGCGCCCCTGAATGGTCCATGTGGCTTCCGCTGGGTCTTGGCTAACATTGACCACTCGGTAGGCTGTC